GAATCCACGCTTCTTCAGGGCATGCACGATTTGCATGGGTCTGATGGTGGGGTCGAGCATTGCGTCACGTAGGTCTTTGCCATCTTCGGCAGAGAGTTGAGCAACTATCTCATCTAGCTTTGATGTTCCTCTTAGGCTTTGCGCCTTTATCTCCTGCAATAGTTTCGCCATTGGTGATCCCCTTGAGATGCCAGTCGATGTGTGAATCCAACTTAGTCGCAACTGACTGCACATTTCCACTAAGTACCTCTAAGGCACCCACCACTCTTGCGTGGTCTTGCGTGTTTTCTTTACGCACCCTCATCAAGAGTGTTGTGATGACACCACCCACAGCTGTGATCAACGCTGCTGCGACGATGCCCCAGTCCATCATGCAACCGGCTTCGGGTTAGCTGCCTCATAGTCGAGTACGGCTTGGTTGGGTGTTGAATCAGTCCAGCGCAAATGCCAAGGTTCAGCACCAGGCATGTTCACTACTTCATGGGAGAAGCCGAACCGTTGCTCGTTCTCCAACAGCCAAGCAAGAACCTTGCCAGAGGCATTAGCGACATCGACTGCGATACCGAGCATGTGACGTGAACACTTCGCTGGGTCATCTACAGGGCTGGCAAGAACAGCCATGCCCTTCTTCAGATACCACTTCTTGCCGTCATAGGTACGGGTCTGTGCGCCCTCAATAGGCTCTACCTGGAATCGTTGCAGGAACCCTGCCTTCTGCACAGCGATACTTCGATACGTGTCACCGGCAGAAGTAGGTTTCAAATTGATCCCAGCCTCAACCTGAGCTGCATGCTTCATCGCTTCCCAAGCCCGAGCTGCACAATGGTGCAACTGTCCCCCACCTGTTATGGGTCGAAGCATTGTGAGGCTTATCTCAGAAGGCTTCTTGTTTCGGATGTGATCGCAAAACTTGATCGGCACCACAGGCCAAGGCATCTTGGTCATGCGCTTATTTTTTCTTCGCACCAAAGGCATCGTTGATTTCATCCATCGTGAGGTTGCCATCAAGGGATGCTTGAGCCAACTTCTGAATCACGGTGGCACAAGCTGCAAAACCAGCCAAACATGCCGACTTCCAAATCTCTAGTTCTGGTGCAATCAATGCCGAACCACCAACGATGGCCAACGCTGAAGACATGAACACAGCAACGATACGACCTGCAACATCTTGGAACTTCTTCATTCTGATTCTTCTTTCTTGTTGAGTGCGCCGATCAAGTGCAGAACTAATGCGCCAATAGTGAGCCAGATCACGACCCGTTGGATAGCCCCAGACAACGTGAGAATGGTGGTGACAGAAGCAGCAATAGTCCACAGCAGTGCATGGAACTCACCCCACAACTTCATCATCGATTCCTTCGGATTGGTGCAGGGGCTGACACCAAGAATACAGCACCCAAGGCGATCAGCGCACGACGAGTTTTGATAGGCACAGTCTGATTCGTCATCGTGTAATCATCAGCAAAACCTTCAAACAGATTCAACACAGCCTCGAATGCTTTACGCACTTTTGTTGGTGCTTCTTGCACAGCAGCCACCAACTCAACAGCCTGCTCCGATGACAGTTCCTCAACAGCAACCTGCTCAAATACTTGTTCGGCTTCAGCGTTCGTCAACACTTCCAACACGGCCGGTTCGGATGCTACGGAGACGGCTTGGTCGGTGGTGAGGGCAAAGGCGAGTAGCTCGGTGACGACGGCTTGGACTTGGGCTGGTGTTGCTTGCTCGATGTTGGCTAGGGCTTCGACAACGGCTTTGTCTGCGATGGAGGGTAGTTCAGCTTCTTTGGTTGGTTGGCTCGTCTCAGGGGCTTGTGGTGGCTGTGGTGCCGTTGTTGGGGGTAAGGGCAGGGTAGCTGGGGGTAGGGGGATTGTGGCTGGGGGTGCGACAAACGGTAGCGTTTGAGGTGGCTGAACGGTAGCGTATGTGGGCAATTCGGGCAGGGTCATGGGGGGAAGTAATGGTTGTAATACAACTGGCAGTGTGGCTGGTGGCTCAGGCATCGTCTCTGGTGGGGCTGGCATTGTTGTGGGTGGTAGAGGCACCGTTGCAGGTGGTGGTGGCATTGTTGGTGGCACGGTATATGTGGGCATTGTTTGAGGTGTCGAAGTAGTCAATGGGTTTGTAGCAGGCACAGTTGTTGATTCTGCAATCGTAGAAGTTGTCGTGGTACTGGTTGTCCATGTTGTAGTTGTCTCCGGCATAGTCGTATCAGGGATAGTTGTGTCTGGAATAGTGGTTTGAACTGGTTGCTGGTAGTCGGTGGTGAACGCTTCATCGGGAACTATCTCCCAGCCTTGACCGTCAATGTTCCATGCGAGCATTGCGCACGTCCCACCGTACGCTTCATAAAACCAAAAGTTCAGTGGCACACTGCCTGCACTAATGTCTATCTGTCCCGACTCAGTGGCCGAGCAACCTTTGACATCCCAGTCGCCCAACTGGTGTCCACCAATATCGACCACACCACCATCGTCAGCAGCGATCCAAAACTCAATCGTCTGATGTTCTGGAATCGTAATAAACCCAGTCATCTGAACCATGAACAAGTCGTAGGTGCAATCTAGATACGGCTCACCGTCATACGAACGATTAATGTTGTTCTCAACCTCCGAACCACACAACGGATACTCGGTGTCAGACATGACAGGAGGTATCTCATCAATCGTGTAATACGACGTGGACAACCCTGGTGCTGGTTCAGCTGACGCTGACGGAATGAAACTAAAGATCGAGGCTAGAAGCGCAGGAGCAACAATCAGCCAACGCGACTTGAACACATCACTCAGCCAACAAGCAATTTGGCTTCATCGGCTGTCAAACCAATTTTTGTAAGTAGAGCAATTTTAGATGCTATAAGAGCATTGGCATTTGCAAGTGCTGCAATTTGAGCGTTCGTAATAGCGTCAATTTCATCTTGTGTCTGTGCGAGTGGATACTGCCCGTCGTTATTATTCATAGCCATCAACTCATTCTAGCAATCATTACACCACAACGAGAAGTGTCAAAAGGTGTGCGTCCTGGAACTGCAACTGGTCTAATGACATCGCCTGCCGTAAAAAAGAATGATGTACCACAAGTGATGATCTGTGCATCCGTTGCGCTTCCCTGCAAAAATGCCATTGCTAATCTGGTAGACGCTGTAAGGCTCAATGGTCTTGTTGTGAGTTGCGTACTGTTCAAACTAAATGCAATATCTAAATCGTTACCGATTTGTAGACATATCCACATTGACATGGCATACATGCCAGTGGTGTTGATAGTAAAAGTTGTTCCCAATGAAGCACTATCAGCGTAAGTGATATCTGAACCAGAGTTTACTACAGCAGTTGTGAATCTTGGTATTGCTGTCGAACTACTGCCATAGCCGTTTTGCGTAACCAAGAAAACACGACTAGTTGGTGCTGATGCAGCAAAAACTAGGTTGGCATTGAGAGAAGATGCAGTGAGGACATCTCCAGATTGGTAGGTTGTCAGTGGCATGGTACTCCTATTGTAGTGCGTAATCGGTATCGTCGAGGGCTGAGGTGTCCAAGATAAATGGTACAACAAGTTGAACTTGACCCAAACCGATAGTGACCGTGTGTCGTGTTGGGTTGATGTTGTGCCGTATGGATTCGACAACCACATTCTGTGTCACCGTTGCCGGTGTACCAGTGGCAAATTGTTTCGTTACCGAGAGGATGTCGCCAATCTCCAAGCCTGCCATCGTTGCCTGCTGGGCAGCACTCAACGCATTCAACAACACATCCATCTCCGAGAACCTGACCACAGGTTCCTGAAACCTAGACAACAACGATGCAGCCAACGCAGACCCAGCAGCATCAGTAGCCAACGGAACCCCAGTCAACGACAAAGTTTTAATCCCATACTCAGTTTGAGAAGCCGTACCATTCGCAACACTCGAAGCCGTACCACCATCAATCTGCACAGCCACACGATTCAACACCGTCTCAGCACCATACACATTTGACAAAGACTGAATCGGCAACCCAGCCGTACCACCAAACGAAGCCACAGCAGAACCAAACGACACAGCAATCCGAGCATCAAACGACACCATCCCAGAACGATCAACAAACAAACGCCCACCCTCAGCTGTTGCCACATCCTGCAACGCCTGCAACACATTCGTTGCATCGTCATACGCAACCGTTCCACACGTCGCAATCCCAGTCTCAATGTTTCGCAACGCAGTCGAGAACGCAACCTCTGGTCGATCCAAGATTGCTGACACACGGGCAGAGGTCAGTTGCGATGAAGGATTGAAGGCTGTCAGCACAGTCTGCCCTAGTTGCCCGAGCGCATCGGTAGCCACGATTGTTGCTGTTGATAGGTTCGGTTCGGCATAGTCAATGTTTAAGTCGTACACAAACCCCGAGAACATTGAAGTGGTACCGGCTGTTCCTCCGTACACCTGGAACCTACGTCGTGGTGCGATACCCACAGTCCCACCCGAATACCACTCTGACGCTGTATTCAATGGGTCAAAGTATCGAGCAGCTGCACGATCATCGGCAACAACTGTGCAACTAGACGACTGGAATGCGTCTAGTTGAGTTGAACGTCCACGATTGATATTGATGTTTGTCACATACTCGGTGACATCCACAAAGTCTGTTGTCCCATCTAACACATCAGTGCCATCCAACACGCTTGAATCCAACGTGAACGCATCAGCCAAGAAACCGACATCCAACAACACCTTGTAAGTTGAACCCCACTTCGTAGCCTTAGCCACTAGCGCACTCCAACAAACCCAGCAAACTGATTACCGTTCAACCGAGCAAAGTCTGTGAACATATTGTTCAGATCGGAGATGAGTGTTTCCTTATCACTAATCATCCCAGCCTCTACATTCACAACAATCGGACTGCCATTAGCGTTGAAGCCAGTTGAGTTACCTGTCACCGTTGCAGGGATAGTCCCAGCCACACCAGCCATCGGATTCGCAGCCACAACCTTTGGGTACTTGTTAGCAATCTTCCCAGCATCCTCAATCGCCTTAGCGTATTTTTCTAATGCTTCGGTCTCACGCTCAATCGCCTCAGCTACAGCATCAACAGCATCAGCTTGTTTCTCTTTTGCATCAGTCAATTCTTTAGATAAAGTCTTGAAAATCTCCGAACCGACAGAAGCACCAAACACGGCATCATTCAACAAACCAGTTGCCTTAGTCAAACTATCAGTAGCCTCAGTCTGAGAATCAATCGCATCAGCACTCGACAACTTTGCCTCAGCCAACGCAATCTCAGCCTCACGAATCGCTTGGGGTGTTGATTCCTTATCGGCACGAACCTTCTTCAATTCAGCCTCAGCCTCAGTGATAGCAAACAAAGAACCTTCCACGTTGTAACCAGCACGTTCAAGATCACGTTGGGCAGAAGCCAATTCTCTTGCAGCCTTCTTCGCTTCTGGAGAATCAGCACCATAGCCAGCCACAGCCTGGTTGAACTTATCCTGAGCTGTAGCCAAATTAGTGTTTGCCTCAGTCAAGGATTCACCAGCTTTGATTGAAGCCTTCTGCGCATTAGTGAATGCCTTGTGTGCAGAGTTGCTTGACTTCAACGCATCCGTATATTCCTTCAACTTCGTTGCAGCATCCTTCAACTTCTTAGATGCCCCACCAGTAGCAGTATCCAGTTTCGTTGTCTCAGTAGTCACAGCCTTCACAGCCGGTGTCACAATCTTTGTTGTCGCAACAACATCACCAAATCGAGCGTTGACCTTGCCCAAGTCAATAGCAGTCGCAGTCATCTGGGTACCAAGTTGTTGAGTGGCAACAGTAATTTTAGGTATGTTCGGGATCAAAGGAATCTTGTTGAACACATCAATCAAAGTGTTGACAACAGCCACAGCGACATTGGCCAATGCTGTTTTCATATCATCAAACTTGCTGACAAACCACTGCACAGCACCAACAGCAATATTGCCCAAACCCTTCACAAACCCAACAAACAAATCAGGCAACGCAGCAACCAACGCCACCACAGCCCCACCCAAACCAATAATCAACTGACCAGCAATCGTTGCAGTCCACTTCACAAGAGAACCAGCAAGACGCAAACCCATACCTAGCAACGCTGGAATACCGTCAGACAGAACCCATGCACCGATTGTGGCAAGCATGTCAACCAACTGTGCAGGCAACTGACGTGCAGCTTTACCAACAAAACTGGCAAGCGTGTCACCTAATGACTGAACTGCATCAAGCAGTTGTGGCAATCCTTTTGTGTAAATCCATTGATAGCCAGCCATCAAGAACTTGGTAAGACTGTCAATGAACATTGGTATTCGAGGCTCAACCCAACCAGTCAAAGAACTAGCAAGGTTATTGATACCGGCATACAACATTGGCAGACCGTCAGTACCAATCCATTCAACAGCTTTTGTGATCATCTCGCCTAGGGCATCAAGAACTTTTGGTGCTGCTTCTTTGAACCTTGTTGCGATGAAATCAAAACCACCAGCCAACCCACCTTCTTGCAAGGCTGTACCAAAATCGCTGAATGCTGGAATCATTGTCTGATTGATAAACGACACGGCACCCAAGAACGCTGGAATCATCACAGACCCAATCTGTGCAGTCACATCAGACAACTGTGCCTTCAAGATTCTTTGTTGGTTAGCCAAACCACCACTCGTTCGTTCAAAGTCACCTTGAGCCAAAGTCGAGTCTTTGAGAATCAACGCATATGCTGCTTGAGTTTTAGCCGTGACACTCAATGCGCCTGTTCCAGAATATAGCCCCATGTTGCGAGCTTCTTCTTTCAATCGAACATCATTGATGGCAACACCATATTTTTTCAATGGTTCAGTTTCACCAGATAAACCTGAACGCAATGCAAGAATTGCATCATCGACAGTTGTGTTGTTGAATGAAGCCAAGTCGGCAGCCAATGCAACAAGAGTGGTGCTCATTGTTGATGCTTCATCTTGACCCACACCGAATGCTTGGAATAGGTTTCCGTAAGTGCCAGAGGCTTCAAGAGCTGCTTGCCTAGTGATACCAAAAGAAACAGCAGCCGTATTGGCAAAATCTTGCACACTCTTAGCAGAGTCACCAAATACCACATCAACTTTTGATTGTGATTCAGCCAGGTTTGATGCAGATTGAACTGCTTTATATGCAGCTGCGCTGACTGCCGTGAAGGCAACCGTTGCTGTGGCAGCCATCTGCTTGAACGACGGCATCAAGTCTTTGATCTTGGAACCAACACCAGTATTGATGTCGTTGCCAAGTTTGCCTAGATCATCGCCAACCTTCTTGATTCCTTTAGTGGCACCGAATATATCGGAAACGAACTTGACAACGAATGTGCGTTCACCAGCCATGCAACAATTCTAGATGACATCCTGACCAGCCAAGCGCACGGCTTCGTGGTACTCGGCAACCATCACACTGAAATCATTAGCCATTGCCTTCCATACTGCTTGACCTTCAAGATGCGCATAGCGTGTTGAAGGTTTGCCAGCATCCCACCAAGCATCGTCCATCTCAACATGGAGAACACGCTTGCGTCGAGGTTGAGCCGATTGACGTGGCGATGCTGGTGTTGGATTGGGTGCAGTTTCATACAAGAAGTCGGTGTCAATGAATGTGCCTGATTGTTCATGAAACTCCCAAGGTTGATCTGGCGCATGTTGGGGAAGATAGAAGATACGAGCAGGGTCTTTGGTTGCAGGGTCGCCTTGCAGGTTGAGGCGTTCATGCAGTTCAGCCCACACGGCTCGCCACAATCCTGCTGGCACACGCTCTGCAAGAGGCAATACCAAGTGATAGTGAGGATCATCTAGTTGATGAGAATATGTGGAATAGGCAAGATACTCGTAGCCGTCCAGATTGGCGTTGGCAAATGACTCACCGTCCATGTCAACGACCAACGCTTCAATGAACCGAACAGCAGTATTGCCTCTAGTCCTACCTTGGTAATACTCAACAGGCGACCACAACGCACCATCAGACTTGTTGGCATTCTCCTCATGGTGCATCAAACGCTCTTTGAGGTCATCCCAATTAGAGGCGAACGGCTTCGGCTGAATAGATTTAACTGAATCAAAATAGACAACCATGCACACCTCCCTATCTACAGGGTAGCGAAACCACAGCCAAAGTCAACTATTCAACTTTGATCCCAAGTACCAGGTTTGCCTGTACCTGGATCAGCCAAAACATTAAGAACCTTTTGAATTGCACCCAAATACTCTGAAGCTATATTGGCTTTGTTCTTACGCACAGCAGGCCAAAAGAAGTAACCAGAACGTCCACGATGGCGTAGAAACTGGGTAGTCCTACCCCCACCCTTACGAGGCATCTCAGTGCCGGAACGTGACTTAGCCCCAGCCACAGTCAGGTTGCTTGACCCATGTGATCCACCACCAAACTCGGCACCAAAGAACACATCGCCTCTAGTGACTTTACGCTTCACCCTTCGACGGGACTTGATGTTGTAAGAGGAAGTGAACTTCCTTGACTTTGATTGGAACGCTGAGTTCTCTGCAAGTTTGATAGTTGGAATACGGTCACGGGTAGCCTTCATGCCCTTCATCACTTCCAACGCTTGGCGATTACGAGTCACCGATGCAGCTTCAAAGGTGGCTGCTACAACCAATAGTTGAGCAACACTTTGTCCAGCAAGTCGTGCCTGTTTGTCAAACTCAGGATAAGTCTTGGATTGCTCACGGAGATATTCCATGATGCCTTCAATTTTGACAGGCTTGTTGACATCATCACGACTTGAGAAGTTGCCACCTCGACTTAGACCTGCCATGCACCGATACTACTTGCCTAGATGTATAGCTCTCCAACGAAGGTACGCCAACATGGTGAACAGCATTCTTGGTTCTTCTGCCAGCAAAACACTAGGCGCAATTCCTGTCTCGCAAGCGAGATATGAAATTACCCAGTGGGCTGACTTATCTCCAAAGGGACAATCACTGCGTCTGCGCTGTCTCCCACTTCAAGTGCTTCAATCTCGTTGCACCATGAATCAAAGTCCAAACCTGTTTTCTTGAGTCGATGTTCTGCATGCCATCCAAGGTATGCAAGATCGGTCAATGTGAGTTCAGCTTCAAACTTGGCAACACTGCGATTGTATTTGTTTTCAAACGCAATGAAGTCTGGAAACGCAGCAATGATTGTTCGTTGCTTGCCATCTAACGCACTAGTCAAACTGAGTGCTATTTTCATTCTCTACCTCCCTAGGTATTTATTAGATTATGAGAACTATGCGCCAGTGCCAGTCTTGGTGATTGCACCAGAGATTGGATAGGTGATTGACACAGTTGCCAGGTCACCGATGGCACCATTCACTGGTGTCCACGAAGTAGGTAGCGCACTGAATGCGTAACTTGGATTTGTTGACGAAGCAGCAGCAGTGCCGTTTGGCTTCACTGTCATCGGTACAGCAGTACCAGCAGTGAACGCATCCCAGAACAACTTCTCAATCGTTGGGTAGTCCTGTTGCAATTCAATCGTGACCGAGGAGTCAATCATTCCCTGAATACGGGTCATGGCAGACGAACCCATTGCCGAGGTCGCAACTTCAGCAGCTGTCGTTGACAATGTGATGGATGTGACATATCCCGAAATATCGGTGTTGGCAGTACCGAAGGTGACTGCCACGTTTGTGAGAACTTGCTTTGCCATGATTCTTCTCCTGCCTTATCGGCTATCGAGTTGGGATTCTGCTCGGCTGAGCCGATTGCATAACACTACACGCCACAAGTAACCGTTGGCAAGGGGTCAGGCGTACACCGTGACAACGAAGTCAATCGCCAAATATGTTGCATCATTCGCTTCAAGGGTAGAGATGTTGTTCGCTGACTCAACAATCAAATCCTGCACAACCCCACCCAAGGTACGATCCGACTCAATCGCCTGACGAATCGAAGTAGCACCCTTATACGACAGGTATCCATCCAACAGATTTTGTGCAGTGCGTTCAGCAGCACGACCAACCACAACACTGATCGTGAACTTGTGGGTGATCAAACCCCCACCCATAGCCCCGTTGTATTGGATTGAATCCAGCAAAGGCCAAGCGAACGGGGTGTTCACATTGTCTGGCTGGTAGGCGTAAGCCCGAAGCCCTGACACGGTTGCCAGGTTGGCTGCCAAACCAGTTTTGATTTGGGAGACGGTAGTGGTGGAACTCATGCGAATAGACGCATGCGCCGGTACGGCTCGACTAGTTGTGCCACGTCAGGGTCAAGCGCACGGCTCACCCTGATAGCACCCATGTCGCCGAATCCTGCAACACCCAATGGACTGTCGTATCGTTTGAACAAACGTGATGCCTGGATGATTGTTGCCTGGGTTACTGGTTCAGGGACATACGGCCAACCGAAGTTTGCTGTCACCTTCACCAATGCTTGCGAACCATAGTTGGCATTCACAGTTGGGAACAGGTAGTCACCGACTGCACGAATCTTGTCGAACGCCCAAGTGATGCCATCCAAATCACCATTCAAAGGTTCCAACTGATAGTCGGTCACAGCCCAAGTTGTGTCAAATATCCCGTCAGCGTTTGTGGAAGTTTGCAAAGTGAGTGCAGTTCCAGACATGTCATCTATTGAACAGAAGAAGGAATCTTCAGCTTGAAACACCCGAGAAGTTGCAGACCCAACAACCCAAAACTTGCGATTGCAATATCCGTCAATCAGACGTGATGCAGCTCCAGCACAGTTGTCAATTAGTTCGTCATCAATCGTGTCAGCCGTACCAATGCGCAACGCTGCTTTGATTTGGTTGCGTGTCGAATAGCCGTTGGTGATTGCCATAGTGATCCGATTCTAGTTGATTGACGCTGCTCCACGATACGCAGTACCTTCCAAACTGTAGTTGATAAATGGATTCAGCGAATAGACCTGACATTCATACATCTCAAACAGGCGTTGCTTCATGTCTCTAAGGTGCATCTCATACAACTCCCAAGGATGCTCACCCTGAACGTAGCCGTCAATCCGTTCGGCACCACCCAAAGTCCCACAATCAGCACCGACCAACACAATGAACTTTGCACCCAAATACGCAGCCAAGTGCATTGCGCCATGAATCCCAGATGATCCGATGACTAGCGAGTTGTCAAGCGTAGGCCAGTCCTTGCCGGATGGTTTGAACGATGCACCAGGACGACCAGTTGTGGTTGGAAACGTGACAACCTTTGGCAAGAAACCTAGGAACTCTGCTCCAGTTCCATGCTCCAGTTGAGGTGTGAACACAGCAACCGTCTCATCCAGCTGCGCTTCTGATATTGAGTCAGCGTGATAATGGCTGAACACGTAATACCTACTCAAACCGAACACAGAACCAGCAAAGTTTGTTGCAACACAAATCTTGTCATCAAAGAAGCTCGGTGCCAGATAGTTCAATGTTGCACCAGAGCCAAAGACAAAGATTGTCTCACCATCATGCACACCTCTAAAATCTTCTAATCCCACCCCAAGTCCCTTCGACGCTTCAAATCCCAATGACCAGTATCAGGCACACCAGACTGCCAACGCAACTGATGCAACTCCTGATTGGATTGGAAACTACGCTGATTCTTATCAGCCAACGATTCATCAGACCTAATGGTCGAAGAATTGTCATGAACAATCCCAGCCTGAGAGAACTTCACCTCAACATTGATCCGACGTGACCGTTCCTCAAAATCGTTGTCCTCAAAATAGGCTGGCACATAACACTCACTAAATAACCCAACCCGTTCAACCACACCAGAACCCACCCACGCACACGACCAAGGCTGACCCGAAGTGGTCAACGTAATTGCATCAGGTTCACAATCCTTGTAAAACACTTCTAGTTGACCTGGTTCAAAGAACGCATCAGAGTTCAACAGAATCCAGCCATCAGCATGAGGTGTTGCTTTGATGCCGAGATTCCATGATGGTGCCACACCAAGGTTCGTTGGCATGCGCCACAGATACCAGTTCTGAATGTGTTGCCAAGGTGCAGTCCAAGCCAACATGTCAGCGTCATACCCATCGCCATTATCAATGATGATGAGATTCTCAACGGGATAGTCAATCGAGCGAATCGCCCGTTCCATCAAGTCGTATCTGTTTAGGACTGGGATGATGACGCAAGGCACCATGCTGACAGCTCCTTCATCACAGGCTTCCAATGTTCATCCCAAACACGATCTGCGTTGTATGCCTGTGCGAAGTCCACAGCCACCTGATCAACGCCTCTAGGAGCCTCGTAGGCGTGTCTCAGGGCATCCACAATGGAACCAACTTGAGGAGTGCAGAACCAACTCCGTTGGGCATTATCCCAAAACGGTTGCACCTCCACAGCCCACCCAGACCCAACCAACTCAGGCTGAGCAGAGAAGTCCGAGACGATCACTTTGGTGCCACATGCCTGAGCCTCGATCACTGCCAACCCGAACCCTTCGCCCATACTTGCAGACAACAGCACATCAGCAGCTGCATACATTGAAGCCAACGCCTGCTGAGGGAACCCAGTGCGATAGGCGTACTGATCCACAATCTTGTATTGATCCTCACGAATCCCACACGCATGCAACAGATAAATCAAATTAACCCCACCCATCGCACCATCCTTCTCAGTGTGTAGATACAACAATGCGTCAGGTTTATCTTGCGCAAAGATACCGAACGCCAACATGTTCTCGGCAAACGATTTGCGTGACGGACTAGCTCCCTTGTTGGCTGCATTCATCATCACCACAAACTTGTCATCAGGAACATCACCCATCAACTGCCGACCAGTGAACTCCCTACTAGCATTCGCAAACTTTGCGTCAGGATTGAACACAGACTCAATGCCATGAGGAACATAGAAACATTCCACATCAGCATCATTTAACATCTGTTCACCAAACCTAGACATCGCAATCGGTTTGACATTTGGTTTCTTGCACCACTCAACGACATCGGCTGGGCAGGGTGCATGATCAATCGGAACCCAAGACGCAATGTTCGCAACCATCTCCAACGACTTTGACTTCAACGGCCACACATCAAACAGAGTCATCAACAACGAAGGCAACTTTGGATTGCCATTCGCCCAGTCCATTCCATGAGCGACAACCACATCATCGGAATATGGTGCCATCCCACGTGGGTACATTTTGATTCCATTCCAATTTGACGAAACTCCTTCGAGTCCGTACATGGCATGGATTGCTACTTCGTGACCTTCTTTGACGAGCCTTGTGACGGCTTGCGCTGTTTGCGTACCGTAGCCGGTGGGGACGAAGGGAGCGTTGGAATACCAGAGGATTCGTAGCGAGTCTGCATTGGCAGGTCTGCCACTTCTGGCAACTGGGCTATCCCCCGATGCAACAACATCTCGGCTTCGAGGGGTGGTAGTTCGACCATTATGTTTCGGATGATTACCAGCATTCTTCACTTCCTTCTCCTTCGCAGATCGCAGGGGGGAAATAGAAATAGGGTCGGTACGCCCTGCGTGTTCGTACCGACCCTAAGCCTAGGGGAATTATGGGATGTAAGGGAACAAGCCCCTCAGCCTTACGGCTGGAGGAGATGTTTTACGTGTGAGGTTTGTGGCAAGTTTGAGTCAACACGGAATGTTGCTCGGAAAGTTGCGAGACCTGCGCTGAATGCGAAGTCATCGGAACGATCCAACTTGATGCCACCGACACTGCGAACGTAGAACGAAGGCAAGTGGCCTACGATTACGGACTTGGTGCCTGTGGTGGCTTCTGCCATTGATGGGTTCTCGTACAGTGGCTTGCCCAAGAGCATGTCTGGGGAATCCATTGCCAACGAAGGTTGGAACACGTAGTTGCCTGCCGTGTCCTTCAACTTGCGAACTCGACCAATCGACTGACCAGTCATCATCCAACCAACACCTGGAAGGTTGCGAGCTGCACCATCCAAAGAGTAGAGAAGGTCAATGAGGTTGTCTGCCGTGAAACCAGTTGCTGTGCCTGAAGTACCACCAACAGCAGAAGCTGTCACGATACCTGTTGGCTCAAGAGTGCCAGTTCCGACAGTCAACGCTGAACCAACAGCGAAGCCCAATGCGTTACCGACCTGATCAGCCAAGAAGCTGAGCATGTCAACACCAGAATCTTCAAGAAGTTCCTGCGACACTTGTGTCAAGAAACCGTATTTGAATGCTCCGAGTGTGATGAATGCCGAGAATGCTGGATCGGATTCGCCAATCGTTGCTGCTTCTGAGTTGACAGTTCCAACTGAGTAAGTTGACAAACGTGGAATCTGAAGGTTCTCGCCACCAGCAGTGTTGAGGACAGTTGATGTTGCCAAGACTGGCGCAATCAAACGTGCCTTCATGATCACCTGGTTGTAGAACGATGTCGGTACTGGTGAACCAGTGCTTGACTTCAGGATGTCACGACGCTCGAAATTGGCCGAACGTGATTCGCCCTTGATGAGCGCACGGATCATTGCAACGTCTTCGTTCACTGGTGCCGAAGCAACAGGACGAACTTGGTCTGCAATCTCACGGGTTGCTGCGTCCATGCGAAGTTCACGTGTTTCATCTTCACGGAGTTTGCTAATGGTTGCTGCTCGCTCATTCAGTTCGTCGTTTAGACGGCTGTAGGTTTGCTCTTCTTCTGCTGAGAGGTCACGCTTTTCGGCTGTGGCCACGTCAATGATTGCTTTGGCTTGGTGCCAGGCTTGCTGACGAATCTCAACTTGACGGTCTAGATATTCTTTCATGATTGTTTTCTGCTTTCGGATTGTTGATGGATTGGGGATACGCAGGGAGTTACTACTTCTCAACCTGATGTGGCTCCACATACAGCAACACGGTTGACGGCTCCGTCAACGATGCAGTGAACAAATGTTAGGCGATGGACTTCAACAAATCAAGGTGCTTCGCCATCACACCTAAACGAGCCGGTGCAGAATCCTGCACAGGTTCAAGTTTGGCGACAGTTTCACGCAACAACATCGCATGATCTTGCGACAAAGTTTGACCTGATTCAAGGTTCGTGATTGCAGCTGCGAGTTGATCTGCGTCAATACCTGTGCGAGTAGCAAGGGCATCAAGCGACCTGACTGCTGCTGTGGTGGCTGCATACGCTGGGAACCCTGTGACAACGCTGACTTCGTAGAGTTTGATTTGACGAAGTTCACGGGACTGACCATCATCAGACCACATGTCACCACCAGAAGGAACAGTGAACCCGAATGACATTGAGTTCACATCGCCTCGTTGCATCAAGACCGACAGGTCACGACCAATCGAGGTATCAGGCAAGGATGCATCAACGAACAATCCTTTGGAGTCTTCAGACAGGCGCAAAGTTTTGGCACGGGTTGTGGCAAGAAGCATGCTTGAATCGTGGTTCATATACATGCGCACATTGTTCTTAGATTTAAGTGAGCGTGAGAATGCGCCTGGTGCAATCCGTTCAATGAATGGCAACGGCTCTGAAGGCGAGTTGAACACGGCTGCATAACCTGTGAACGACATCCCGTTACCTTGTGGATCGGCACGAAGTTCAAACTCGTTAGATGTGATGCGACGTGTTTCAACAGTTTGTTCCATGTCGCCAATGCTAGTACCAAATGAGTTAAGCGATCTAGAGGACTTCGGATGACCCTTCGGCAACAAATCATTGTCGCCAACATATTTTGCATTCTCAGGACTTCCAACTCTTAACAAACGCAAGAACGCATTCACCCTTGCATAAGCCCACTGATCACGGGTCATACCTGGACGATGCGAAGTTGAATACGCTCCAGCACCTCGACGGAACACTGTGCGCAACATACCAACCGTCGCACGTTTGGCAGGGTTGTCACCAACCTTGTCGTTGTGTTCTTTGGCTTTGTTTTCTAAACCTGTCTCAATCGCAGCAGACAACTGAATCGTCTTCGACCCAGCAGGAGCCTTCGCAGACCCAGCAGGGTTATCTTCCGAACCTTTGATCTGATCCTTTGGTGGGGCAGGAGCGTCAGCCCGTTCAGCTTTGATTGCTTCAGCCTTAGACATAAACCAATTCATCGCAGGTTCAGGGTCAAGTGGGTTTATCCCCCACAGGTAGAAGGCCACAGCACCGGCACCAGGGAACTCTTTGTCATCAGGGTCAGAGTTCTTTGGTGCATCCAAGTCCACCAGATGTCTCGCACCCCAAGCGTTCGTGCGAATCACCTTGTCTTCTGTGATGTCGCCACGTGCCATATCCCGTGCCTCACGCACAGTCCGATCCACCAGACCGTCACCAGCCAAACCTTGACCGTAGTAGTCCAAACCTTTGCGAGCTGCTGAACGAATATACACAGGCACATCCAAAGACACCTGACGGACTTCATCGTCCATCACATCTTCCTGCACATCATCCATGACTTCTTCTTCTTCATGGTCTTCAGATTCCCAAGCGTTGCAATACCAACCACCATTCACATACGCATCCCACTTCATGCAATACGCCTTCAAATCTCTACCATCTTCTTGAATCATGTCTTCGTTGTAGTAATGGCAATTCCCACATGCTCGACCTTCAGGAACATCAGCAGCCAACGCTGGACGATAGTTATCTGGCAACGCCCGTTCACCACCAGGTTCCATATCCTCAGCAATCGACACAGCAACCATCTGATCAATCGCATCCTTCTTCGTGGTGTGGCAACCAATGACTTCACCATCTTCCTTGACGGTTGCCCAACCTGAACAATCAGGTGATTTGTCTGTAATGAAATAAGGCATCAGACCAACAACAATACTTCAGCATCATCATCCAAGGAGGAGAACGTGACCGAACCCAACGCACCCACATCAGCACCACCAAGCCGTGCCACAGCCACAGCCGACACCAACACAGGTCGTCGAGGTTTCGGTACCTCAACAACAATCTGTTCTGGTAGTTCTTGTTTCTTGACCGGCGAAGCAGGTTGCTTCCACCAGCGTGAACCAGCAGGTGGAATGTATGGTGGTTCAGGAGCTACTGATTGAGCTGTGGCTGTAGCAACCAGCCCATCCAACGGTGCATCAAATACAGGGAAGATGACGGCTGACGCTGAAGCCGTCGCTGACAACCCACCCAACGACGAAGACAACACAGGGAACAGTGTCGATGACGCTTGAGCAGTGGCATCTAGCCCACCCAAACTTGAAGACAGTATTGGGAATATCTCGGATTGTGCAGTTGCAGTCGCAGCCAACCCACCAAGGGATGAAGCCAGAACAGGGAACAATGTTGCTTGCGCAGATGCTGTTGCGCTTATTCCACCAAGCGACGATGTGCCGGTGGCGACTGTGAGGAATTGTCCACCATCAAGAACAGCTGCGCCGTCAAGCGTTGAAGTATCAAGAATGAATGCTGCACCACCACCAAGACCGAAGCCTGAGTTGTCAAGTGTGGTTGAGTCAAGGACGAACCGTTGAACGGCCATCACGAACCTACGATGCGAGCGTCAATGAGACGGTGAGATTGCCTGCACTAATTGTGTAGGTGTCGCCTGCTGTATAGGCACCAGCAACGATTGATCCTGAGAACAAGAAGTTGCCTGCACTGATGTTG